GAGACCGTAACCGTAACTTTGATAAGAGTAAACCCAAGAGTTGGACTATTGAGGAAAAGAAGGCTTTAGTTGAGGCTGTTAATATGAGTAAAACTGGTTCTTTTGATGAGGTTAATAAATTATTTTCAGCTAACGGATACTCTGACTTACGACCTGTTCACGTTAGTATTGTTAAACGTTATATAGCTTACGGACACGTTGAGCGTTATTTGAGTGGGAAGTCATTCTTGAATCCCAAGTAATTACAGAAAAAATAGCAGCAAACTTTTTACACATTATGGACTTTTACACACATATTTATATATGATGTTACACGCTATCAAATTCAGAATATTAATGTTCTTTTATCAATTCACTATTAGGCGTATCTTACGCGAAGGAGAGTTCGGACGAAAGCATGGCTCTTGATTTCAGAGAAGTAGAATCACAATATCACGGCAGATTGAATGAACCCTCCAGTGATTTCATTTGGGGTGATTTCATTGATGAGAGTATATGTGATGAGTTAATCGATTTCTACGACACCCAAGATATTATTGAGAGGAAAGACGGACGTATTGGTCGTACGGGACCGGAGGGTGATTTGGATACCGACTTTAAAGAAAGTGTTGATATTGCTATACCTGCTCAAATCAATGTTCCTGCCATACGACGCTACAGAGAAGCATTACAAGAAGTGCATCTAAAGTATGTGGATAAGTTTTTATTTAGTGATACGGGTGATTACGGAATTGTTCAACCTATGAATATTCAAAAGTATCCGCCCGGGGGAGGTTACAAGACTTGGCACTCAGAACGTGTTGGTTCCGAGACTTGGGGACAAAACAGACACTTGGTCTTTATGACTTATTTGAATACCATTGAGAACGGAGGTACTGAGTGGTATCATCAAAAGAAGTATGTGCCTGCAATCAAGGGTTACACCGTTATATGGCCTGCCGACTGGACTCACACTCATAGAGGTAGAATATGCGATACTGAGAAAATCATCATAACGGGTTGGTTTCAGTTCGTATGAAGAAAGAGATAGATACCTTGATAGTTGATATGATTATGGACCACTACAACATACAGAGTATGCAAGGCTCTCGTGAGGTCTTAACAAGTAAACAATTTGACCATATATGTAGAGAGGCCGAAAAAATATTTTATGAATCAATTTTAATAACAGAAGAACCAGGAGTAGCATAAATATGAACATTGGATATGCGTGTCAAAACATGGAACTATCCGGATTGGGAAAAGGTAAACGAGTAACTATGAATCGTAGTTGTATTAGACGTACGTTTGATGAAAAGGGCGTCGACTATATTTCAGAAATCACATTGAAGAATGCCTACGATTTACAGCGTCTATTGGAATGGAACGAAATCAATGGAATCAAATTCTTCAGATTATCGAGCGATATATGTCCTTGGGCTTCAGAGTTCGATATGGAAAGTATGCGTGATATTAAAGAGATTAAACGTGTACTAGCGCGCGCTGGCGCTTATGCGCAAGCGCACTCTCACCGCCTCACCTCCCACCCCGGTCAATTCAACGTGTTGTGTAGTCCTAATCCTAATGTTGTTGAGCGTAGTATTACAGACTTAACTATCCATGGTACTATATTTGATTGGATGAATTTACCTCGTAGTCCTTATGCCAAGATTAACATTCACTTGGGAGGAGCCTATGGTGATAAAGAATCCAGTATGAAACGTTTTTGTGAAGCCTTTCAACGATTACCCGATAGAGTCAAGACACGACTTACGGTTGAGAATGATGACAAGGCCTCTATGTACTCGGTAAAAGATTTATATCACGGAGTGTATGAGAAGATTGGTATTCCTATTGTGTTTGATTATCATCATCATAGATTTTGTACAGGTGATTTAACTGAACAAGCTGCCTTGGAGTTAGCTATGTCAACGTGGCCTGATGATGTTGTTCCTGTTGTTCACTATTCTGAATCACGTTCTATTGAACAAGAGGACCCTAAGTTGAAACCACAAGCACATTCTGATTATGTTTATGATTACATTGATACTTATGGAAACAAAGTTGACGTGATGGTCGAAGCTAAGGCCAAAGAATTAGCTGTTAAGAAATACAAGGAGTTACATTATGCCTGCTAAAAAAACTAAACGTAAAGTTACACGAAAGAAAGTTGTTACAGAGAAGAATCCTTTTCTACAGCGTGTAATGAGTGGTATGGTTGAAATATTGAAACCGTATAAAAAGTAAATGAGTAAAAAACCCGATATGTTCGCAGAGAACAAATCTGTTATGCCTTATGGTGATAACGTTGGAGCTCCTGCAATCAGACCTGATGATGTTGATACTTGGAAAAATGAAAAGGTTGCAAAAACAAATCATTACTTTGAAACTAAATACAATGAAATAAAACAAGAGTATAAGAATTTAATTGAACGATATGAATGGAATAAATTAGTGTATGAGTCTGAATTTAGATTTGAACCTGTAAAAGGTCAAACCTACTATTTATACCAACGAGATACTGGTTCACTCTTCTTGAGTTTAATAGAACCAGATTATAATAAATGGTTATATATTGGAGCATTTAAATTAGACTCTGAAGATAAATGGGAGAAAGTAGATGAAACAACTGGTAGCCAATAGAGTACCACCTGGTGACCGTTGGGCTTTGATTGATGATGAATCAGATATAGTATTTGGTAGTTTAACTGATTGTTTGAATCAAGTTTACAACGTACATAAAGCTACACAATTCTTTGTAGATGCTAAGAAAGGTGAAGTGTATGTAGAGGACGGTGTAGAGAAACCTCAACCTGTTAAAAAGTATTCTTTGTATGGTGAAGAGATTTAATGGATAAAGATTACGATACTTTATTATGGTATAAAGAAGTTATAGCTAGAATGAGTTCTGAAGAAATAGAAGAACTTAAACAAGAGAGAATCGCTAATGGTTCTTATGATAACTTTTGTAAAACATTAGGCGGAACACTTGAAGAAATCAGAAAGAAATATAAATGAAATCTAATAAAGAGATTATAGTTTATTGGGCTCCTATATGGGACACAATAGAAGAACCTCTCGATTGGGATATACTTTATTATGACCCTGAGAGTTTGCTATCTTCTGTTATGAACAATAAAGTACAACACATAGGCAATCCTAAACTTAGACAAGAACTAAAAAAACAACACAAAAAAGTTACAATGTCTCATCATAATATGTTTGCTTGTCCTGCTATTCAAAATGCTTTTCAGAACACTTTTGTATTGAGAAATCCTATTGAGACTTACATCAAGATAGACCCTATTGACCCTAACAAAGAATATGAAAGAGGTATAGGAGTTGATAATGACCGTGTTAAGTATTTGAGTAATAATTGGATTGAATGTGATATTACACACGAATCAAATCTTAATAATTGTGATATGTTTGTTTATAGTTTACGTTGGATATTTTTTACTGAAGAGAAATCATTAACTTATAAATTGAGTTCACCTTGGTTCAGTAATGCTCCTCACCTAAAGTATGGTTCGATAGTTCCAGGAGCATTCGATTGTGGTAAGTGGTTCAGGTCAATAATGCCTGAATATAACTTATGGCCAGGGACAGGTGAGTTTAGAATATTAGAAGATGAACCTATAGGTTACGTAGAGTTCAATACAGAACATAACGTAAGGTTAGTAAGATTTAAAATGAATGATGTCTTGACAAAATTATCTCGTACGACTGCTATGTCTTCGAGTTGGCACACTCAAGTTCCTTTATGGAAAAGATATTTAAAATTTCAAGAGACGAGACAAAAAGATATTGTTATGAAAGAGATAAAAAGGAATATCGTATGATTAAAATAAGTATTGTAGTTCCTTATGCTACAAAAAACACAACACAAATGTATAAATACTATTACTGGAGTAAATAATGAAAACAATGAAATATTTTTCAGCCACTTGGTGTGGTCCTTGTAAACAATTCAAACCCGTAATGAATGAAGTTGCTAATGAAGGTCACTCTGTTCAGTTCGTTGATGTCGATGAATCACAAGATTTAGCAGCTAAGTATGGAGTACGTTCTGTGCCAACGGTTGTTATTGAGGAAAACGGAAAAGAAGTAGACAGAATCGTAGGTTCAGTTCCTAAACAACAGGTGATTGATAGATTGTAAATGAGTAAACTTTTAATGTCGCTTTGTGCGACGGTTATAATTAATATATTTGTTTGGATACAAATGAACGGACAATTCATTAAAGGAGCTCCTGCTTGGTTAAGTTCTAAAATACTAATACTAGGTATGGGAGCACCTTTAGGGTTAGGTTTCTGGTATGCAACACGATGGTCTTATGAACACTTTGGATACACTTGGGGTTACAGACTTACAGGATTCGGATTGGGGACGATTGTGTTTGGTATAATGTCTTGGTTGATATTAGATGAGATACCTACTTTGAAAACAATTATATCTTTGATGTTAGCTGCTGCTATCATCTTAATACAAGTGAGTAATGTTATAGAATGAAAAAAATATATTTACTTTTCGGACTACTTAGTTTTGTTCTAGGTCAACCTTTATTGTTTTACAATCAAGAAATGGGTTTGACAATCTTATTAGGAATATTAGTTCCTATTGTTATGAGTTACATTAACATTGAGGTGATAGAACATATCTCTAAAACAAAAGGTCATCAATTAACATTAGGTTTTAATATGATTCAATTCATATCTAAATCTATATTTATGATAGGAATGACCTACTTAGGTGTAGCTGTTTTAAACCTAGACTTTAGAATTTTTATACCTATCCTATGTTTTACTTGGTTTACATTTCACGTACTGGAGGCTTTTTTCACACAAAAAATAATTGAGAGCTCATGGAAATAAAAACATTTTCCAATTATAAACAAATCTGTAATGTCGTATCATCAAATATACGAGATTTAGTACTACACAATAACAATCCCGTTTTAGGATTAGCTACAGGTTCAACACCAATCGGTGTGTATGAGAATCTAGCCTCAATGAGAGATATATCATTTGAAAATACAATCACATTTAATCTTGATGAATATAGAGGTCTTAATCATCATCATAGACAATCATATCATTACTTTATGAAAAAACATTTTTTTCAATATCATAGATTTAGTAAGAATTATTTTCCTGGTCAGACTAATCTCCACAAGTATGACACGATGATAAAAAATACTGGAGGTATAGATATACAAATACTTGGTATCGGAACCAACGGACATATAGCATTCAATGAACCAGGTTCGAGTCGTTATTCAGCTACTCGAATAGTTGACTTGACTGATAATACAATCAATGATAATAGTAGATTTTTTGACCCTCTTGAACCTATCCCTACACAAGCGTTTACTATGGGATTATCTAGTATCTTAGATGCTAAAAGAATATATTTAATGGCTGTCGGAAAACATAAAGAAAAGATTTTAGAAGAAGCAGTTTATGGTGATATTCACGAAGGACTTCCAGCTTCTTATTTACAACAACATCCTAATTGTGAGGTTTTATATTGTGATTGATAAAATAATGATTGTTGCGCATCCTGATGACGAGGCTCTTTTTGGAGGAGCTGAACTACTTAGTCATCCAGATGAATATAAGGTTGTAGTGATTGATGAATATCATAATGATATTAGACGTAGAGAGTTCTTAGATAGTATGAGATATATAGGTATTCACGAATACGAACATTGGACTGGATTCAAACACGGTGAAGATTATTGTAGAGAGAAACTTATCTATGAGTTACTTAGAGTTCTTAGAGAACGAAAGTACACTAAGATAGTAACTCACGGTACAAACGGTGAATATGGTCATCCTCGTCATAGAGCTTGCCACGATATATTAGCTCACTTACGACCTGAGTTACTTTGGGTATTCGATAGAGGTGATAAGTTGTCAGCTGAGATGATTAAAAAGAAAAGTGAATTACTTAAAGTTTATAAATCACAAGTAGAAGTATTAGATTGGTTTAATTGGGAACACGAGACAATCAAAAAGTTCAAATGAGATGTTAAAAGAAAATGCTATATATAATCAATCTGATAATCAAGTTATGGTCAAGTCTAATGGTGATATGATTTATGTGATTTGTAATTCAGAGGAACAACAAGATAAAGTGGTCGAAAGAATGACTACTGATAAATGTACATTGGAATCTTATGAAGTCTGGGAAGATACTAAAGTTATTTTGACTTTTAGAGTGTTGGATGAATATGAGATTAAATCTGATTTGAATTGACGCCTATATTATTCTCTTCTAACTTAACTAAACATCGTAGATAATTATCAACCAAGTATAAAAATATGAACAAGTATTTTAAAAAAGATTTAAATATAATTACAACTCAAGAATACAATCATATATTCGCTATTAATCCTAAACTAGAACCTTTACATTATAAGTTTGAAGATTTTGAATACTGGATAATTAAGGACGTTTTAATAAGACCTGAAGAGGCTAATAAGTTTATATTAGATAACTATGCCATAATCGAACGAGAATCTGAGAATAACGCTTCACATCATCCTAACAAACAATTAGTGTATCCTGAATTTTCGTTTTATAATATAAAAGAATTTTTAATGAGATTCGTAAGTGAAAACGATATACTAAATTTTCCTATAATAAATTATCAAGACCAAAAAATTAGAATCGATATTGATAATTCTTGGCATACTTATAGTAACTTAGCTTATAAAAACGTTAAGATACAAAATAGAAACCACGAACCTCATACTGATGGATTTACTTTAGGTTGTAATTTATTTTTAACTCATAACGGCGTAGGTACATCTTTATTTAAAAAGAAATATAATGATGAACTAATAATTTCAGACATTGAGGGTTTCACAAAATACGGTCAAGAATATATTGACCATATGTCAAGATATTATCGTATTAGAGCAGAAGACGACACAATTATCGATGGTTGGATTAATATCGAGGATGATAGTAATTGGAAAAGGTATCACATAATACCGGGAGAGTTTAATACAATTTCAATGTATAGAGGAACTTATTTTCATTCACCCTTTATATCTAATGATTTAGAAGAAAACGAGATAAGACACAACTTAGTTTTTGGATATTGTTCTCAGTCAAATGAAGAAGAGGACAAACATTATAATAATGAAGTAAAAAAATGGGATTATTTTAAAAAAAACACTTGACACATATAGGATTTTCTTCCTATATTCCGATATGAATAATTGTAAAATATGTAACGTTGAGCTAGACAATCAAAGAGCTCACCTAGGTTACACCGAATGTTTAGATTGTAGTGAAGTTGAGGCTTACTCAGCTCACACCGTCTATCCTCACAAGACAGGTGGTTATGTTCAACCTGTAAGTAAGACAGCTTCAAAAAATCTCAAACGTATGGATAGACGTAGTATAGGTACAACACGTAGAGCTAAAGGTATCTATGCTGACCAATCGTGGGACAGATGGTTGACAAAGTATTATCACAATCTATATAATCCTAAACCTAAACGTGTGATTCCTAAACAGAAGGTTATTGTGAATCATTTAGATTATGAAAGTCTATATAACAAAACAATGAAGTTTTATGAAGAAAATGGTTATCAACTTACAATCAAATGGTTAAAGGATTTATTCAGTACAGATAAGATTTCACTCGGTAACAAATCACGTATGTTAGAGGAAATCAATCACTTCGAGTTATTACCTAAACGACTACGTAAATGGTCATTAAAAATAAAATAAAAAATGTGCCGATTTTACTTGACACGTATTAGTTTTGCACCGTATATTCATATATGAAAAAGAGAGAAAATATGAAAGATTCGACTTTAAAACACTTTAATCCTATGAAGCTTCGTGAGAAGTATTCAGTCAACAAGAAAAACAACTATTCTTCTTTTTGGTTAGATAATGATTGGGACAATCGTAAAACGAGTATATTTGATGAAGAAGATACGAATGTTAAACCTCAAAAAGACTTAGTTGCTTTAGCTGGTTATCGTAGAGCTATTTCAAACTTTGTTACAATCGTAACTGGTGAATCAGATATTAAAGTTAATTTCAATAGTAATGACCAGTCTTATACTGATGGTAAAGTTGTTACAATAGGAGCTAAACTAGATGATAAGTTATTCGACCCTTCAGTTGGTCTAGCTCTTCACGAGGGTTCACATATCAAACTTTCAGATTTTCAATGGTTAAAAAATCTTGAGTTTGAAATCCCTCAAGAAACTTTTGACTTGGGTTACAAAAAAGGTTATACTAGATACGAAGTTTTGACTCACGTCAAAAATTTCCTTAACTATGTAGAGGATAGACGTATTGATAATTATGTATTCAAAACTTCTCCTGGTTACAAAGGTTATTATCACTCTATGTATGAAAAGTATTTTTACTCAAAAGTCGTTGACAAAGCTTTATTATCAAGTGAATATACAGAGGAGACACTTGACTCTTATATGTTTAGAGTAATCAACTTGACTAACAAGAATACAAGGTTAGATTCTCTTGTAGGTTTACGTAAGATTTGGAACTTGATTGATGTCAAGAATATTGAACGTCTTGAAACTACTCAAGATGCTTTCAAAGTAGCTCTCGAAGTCTACACAACGATACTACATCAATTAGTCGATGGGACAGAAAAAACTAACTCACATGGTGAGACAGAACCAGAACCAGGTAAACCTGGTGATGAAGGTGAATCAAGTGAGTCAGGTAATTCTAGTAAACAAATGTCTGATGAAGATTTTGACAGATTCAAAGAGGCTATGTCAAGTGGTGATGTCTCAAGAGGACATTCAAATGGTAGTGATGTTGAGTTGACAGCTAATCAGAAAAAACAATTAGAAAGATTATTCGAGAAACAAAAAGACTTTGTTTCTGGTAATATCAAAAAGGTAGGTAAACTATCTAAAAAAGAATCACAAAGTATCAAAGCTATTGAAGATTCAGGTATGACTTATGAAGAAGTAGGTAAGGATTTAGCTTGGTCAAAGGGTACCAAGTGTTTGGTTGTTAGAAAACTTACCAAGTCTTTGATTGAAAACTCAGGTAATTATGATGAAGGTCTGTCTGTATTGAGTCCTTACAGATATAGTAGATATGGTTCTAATGACAATGAACAGGTAACAGGATATGTTGAGGATGGTATCAGACTAGGTACCGTGTTGGGTAAAAAACTTCAGGTCAGAGGTGAATCACGTGAAACAAAGTATACGAGACTTGATAGTGGTAGAATTGATAAGAGATTGATTGCTGAGTTAGGTTTCGGAAACGATAGAGTTTTCAATACTTCATATACAGAATCTTATTCAGATGCTTTCTTACATATTTCAGTTGATGCTTCTGGTTCGATGTCAGGTGAAAAGTGGACTAATACTATGACCTCTGTTGTAGCGATTTGTAAAGCTGCCTCAATGATTCAAAACGTTGATGTTGTTGTTTCAATCAGAAGTACTCACACGACAGGAAACAGATATGGTAGAGGTGGTGAGTGTGTTCCTTTGATTGTGATAGCTTATGATTCAAGAGTTGATAAGTTCAGTAAAGTAAAAAATATGTTTGCTCATATCAGAGTTGCCGGTACTACTCCTGAAGGACTATGTTACGAAGCTGTAATGGATGAAATTATTCCTTCAACTAATGAAAGAGATTCCTACTTTCTAAATTTCTCAGATGGAATGCCTATGTTCTCGAATGGAGAATGTTACTACAATGGTAATACTGCTGTCTCTCACACTGCTAAGACAATCAAGGAGATGAGAAGTAAAGGTATCAAAGTCTTGAGTTACTTCATTGGTGATTCCGATTATGAACGTGAGTCTTCTAAAATCGACTTCAAAACAATGTATGGTAAAGATGCTGAGTTTATTGATGTAACTTCAGTAATGTCGATTTCAAAAACAATGAACAAAAGGTTCTTAACTAAGTAATGCAAGATTTACTATTATTAAAAGATAATATAGGTTCTTTATTTACGAGTTTATTTACTTTGATGCTGTTGTCAGGATTAGTTCCTATAACTCTATATTTAGTGGAAAATTTAAGATGAAAAAAGTGCCGATTTTACTTGACACGTATGGGGTTTTTGTCTTATATTCTAGTATGAAAAATGATGAAAAAATTAATAAAAAAGGAAATAAAACGATATGAATAATGTTGTTGTTAAAATAGAAATGTCGGGTAACCGATACAATGCTTTCGATTCTGACGGTAATAAATGGACCTCAGAAATCGGTACTGGTACTCGTAAGGGTGCTTACGAAAAGGGTATGGCTCTTGAACGTAGGATTAGTAAGACAAATGGTAATCCTTACTGGTGGAAAGTTGATATGAGTGAATTTGAAAAGACTTCTGCTCCCGTGTTTGATGTCTCTTCAGTAGAGGTTCCTTCTGACCATTCTGAAGTTCTTAACTTTATTCACTCTTCTTATTCACTCAAACCTGAGGGTCTCGTGATGAAGGAACTAAAGTGGAAATATCTTGTTAGGTCAGCTGTTCGTGGTAAGAATATTCTAATGACTGGTCCCGCTGGTTGTGGTAAGACTATGGCGGCTAAGTCGTTGGTTAACTCACTTGACCGTCCTGACTTTTACTTCAATCTTGGAGCTACTCAGGACCCTAGGTCAACACTAATTGGTAATACTCACTTTGATAAGAAAAAGGGTACTTACTTTTCTAAGTCTTTATTTGTAGAGGCTATTCAAACTCCTAATGCTGTGATTCTTCTTGATGAGTTATCAAGAGCTCATCCAGATGCTTGGAATATTTTGATGACCGTTCTTGACTCAGGTCAGAGATACTTGAGACTTGATGAGTCTGATGGTTCTGAGACGATTGAGGTTGCTGAGGGTGTTACTTTTGTAGCGACAGCTAATATAGGTAATGAATACACTTCAACAAGAGTAATGGACAAGGCTTTAATGGACAGATTTATTATTGTTGAGATGGATGTTCTTACTGATGAAGAGGAGTTCGGGTTGTTGACTTATATGTTTCCTCACGTTGATTCAGAACTTCTCAAGTCTCTTTCAGAGATTTCACACTTGACGAGGACTGAGTCTAAGTCTGATGCTGGTAAAATCACTACTGGTATCTCAACGAGAACTTCGGTTGAGTTAGCTGGTCTTCTCTATGATGGTTTCGGTCTTGATGAAGCTGCTGAGGTAACGATTTATCCTCAGTATAGTGATGATGGTGGTGTTGATTCGGAGAGAACATTTATCAAACAGCTTGTTCAGAAGTATATTTCTGATGGGTCTTCTGATGACTTGTTCAATGAAGAAGAAATTGAAGCTAATAACGTGAGTGTGTAGGATGAGTTATATTACACCAGACGGAAAAAAAGTTACGTTAGGTTTAGGTACTTCAAGTCCGAAAGGATTTGAAGGCCTAACCACTGGTTCTTTAGATTTAAATGTAGATGAAGTGATTACACCTGAATTAGCTGAAGAAATGGGGTTAGTAAGTACAGAAGGAATGAGTCCTAAAAACATCCAACGTCTTACTTGGTTCGCGTTGAACGACCCTAAATTTGAAACAGAACTTACTAAAGATTTACAGGATTTTATTCGTGATTCAGCTACAGATAGTATAGGTAATAGTACAATACGTGAAGCTATAGTATCTATGATATTAGAATATAATCATAGTACTAAAATGCATGATTATGATGCTACCACAAAAAAAGATGAAGTTGTTGAAATTAAATGTGAACAATTCAAAGGTGAAAAAAGACTTGCAGGTAGTTCTGCTTGGGGAACTTCACCTTCAACTCTTGTAAAACTTAAAAAAGATAATCCTCTTTTAGTAAATGCTGGATTTTCTTTCGGTAGGATACAATATATTGTAGAGTTTCAGTTTAATGATAGCGATGTCGGTGAAGTGATACACAAATATCATCAATCTCAAAAACAAGGAAATAATTCAACCCCTAAAGCTTCATATACTAATTGGGGTAACGCGAAAGGTGATAAAATTAAAGTAAAGTTATTTCCTAATTATAATGAAGATGCTTTCACTAAACCTTTTTTAAAATTTTTAAAGGACAATCAATAATATGACAACAATAGGAATAGATGTTGATGGAGTCTTGAGAGACTTCTGTTATGGATTAGAAAAGGTAGTTAAGGAGCATTATCCTCAATACTTACCTAAAGATTATACAGGTATCAATAATTGGAAGTTATCAGATAACTTCGAATGTGAGAAACCTGATTTACAAAAAATATATTGGGACGATTATGCTAGTGAGATTATGGGTAACTCACCTGCTTTTGAAGAGAATGTAAAACAAATGAAAGCTATGATT